AAGCTACACCCGTCCACGGTCCCGGAATCCGGGTATGTGTTCCATAAAACCACCTACAGAATTAAGTGAGGTCACATCAATTGTGTCCCTGGTCTTGCTTGGTCCGGTAATAGAGTTCACCTCTGAGATATTCTCAAAAGCAGATCCATTCCATCTCCGAAACAACGTACCTACACCAGAAATCGCTTTACTAGCCATTTATTTTACCTCCTTTTTTATCACCTCCGTTGGAGGTTTAAGTTAACAATAAAATTTGGATAGCCATTTTCATCCCAATTCAAAAAGTGTGGTCCATTGGCTATCTGAATACTCGAATATAGTGTCCCGTTCCATGTCTCTTGCGCCCGACCATGCAACGAAGTCCCTATGCTGTTAATCAGTTCAGAAGCCAAAGCATACGTTGTGTCGGAGATGGAATGGATCTGCTTTTGAGAATATCTCAGAGGTGAACTCTATTACCGGACCAAGCAAGACCAGGGACACAATTGATGTGACCTCACTTGATTCTGTAGGTGGTTATAGGGAACACATACCCGGATTCCGGGACGGTGGACAGGTTCAGCTTAATATGAATTTTACCCGTGCAACCTATGACAAGATGAACGCAGACTACGAAAGTAGTGCTTTGGGGTATTATCAGATTGTGTTGCCGGATACAGAACACACGACATTTGACTTTGCCGGATTTGTTACCGAACTTCCTTTGTCTATTTCAGCAGATGATAAAATCACTGCCGATGTGACAATCAAAGTGAGTGGTCGGGTAATTGACGATTCGGGACCAAGTGCCGGAATTTAAGAAAGTAAATCCTAATCATGGATTTTATTACTTTGCATTATTAATTTTAAATTATATTTCTAATCATGGGACAATTAACAGCGCAGGATTTATTGAGTAAATCCAATTTGAAGATTGAAAAAGTTGATTTGGGTGAAGGTAATTTCGTTCACGTAAAACAAATGACTGCCAGAGAGCGTGACAAATGGCAGGGAATGATGGTTAAGCCGAAGACCAATGACAAAGGTGAGGTTATTGAAGGATATGATAATGACCTGTCTGATTTTAGCACCAAATTAGCAGTATTCACCGTATGTGATGAAAAAGGTGATTTGTTATTTACTGAGTATGACATTGACAAATTAGCGACTTCAATCAGTGCAAAAATGCTAGGCATTATTGTAGAAGCCGCCAGTGTTTTGAATAAGGTTTCAGAGGAAGGAAAAAAAGAAAGAGTAAAAAAATAGAAGGCCTCCCCAACAAACTGTTTCAATTTAGATTGTGCAGGGAGTTGGGGGTCATACACCCTGATTATCTTTTAGACAATTTAACATCAGAGCAAATTTATTGGTACAAGTATTTTGGACAGCAGCTGATTGATACAAAGAAATTAACAAAGCCAGATTTGATTCATCTTCACCAATTAGCTACTTCTGTAGATTATTATATACAGGCGGAAAATGAAATAAGAAAAAAAGGATTTCAAAATGGATTAATTCAAGTTTTTAAGGGTGGAGCAACAAATGTTTCTGGCTATGTTACTATTCGTGAAAAAATGATAAAAGAAATTAACGGATTATCAAAACACTTTGGATTCTCTTTTTCTGATAGATCTAAACTTAATGAAAATGCTCCAACTAATGATGGTCAAATTGATTTGTTTGATGCATTTGCAAAAGCTAAACACGGATAAAATTTAAAATAATTATTAATAAACAAAAAAAAATGGAAACACTTAACATTACAAAAGAAAATGCTTTAAAAGCATACGGTTCAGCCGACAAAAAAGGAAAATCGATTTTAGAAAATTTACTTGGAAAAAATGTTTTTCAAAAAGAAATCACAGAACGAGTAAGTTGCTTTGATGATATTTTACAGGAATTATCAATTGATAAATCAGAATTTGAAAAGTCATGTAAAGGACTTGAATCAGATGAAGTAGCCTACAGAAAAGCAAAGCTTGTTTGTAAAGCACTAAATGAAGGCTGGGTTCCAGATTGGACCAATGGTCAATATGACAAATATTTTCTATGGTTTAAGATGGGTTCTTCTTCGGGCGTCTGTTTCGCGTACAACGGCTACGGTCACTGGTGCACGGTTTCGGTTGTCGGCTCGCACCTTTGCTTTAAATCTTCAAAATTAGCAGAGTTTGCAGGGAAATTATTTGAACAAGAAATCTATAAACCATTATTTACTTTATAAAATTAATCAATTATGTACACAGAAATCACAACATTTGAAAAAGCCTGCGAAGTTCTAAAACTAGATGCGGCAACAGTTATTCCAGATTTTCAATTTTTTCCAGAATCCGATAAACAAGCGATGGTAGATCATGCAAAACTTGTAATAATTGCAAAAGCCATTAATGGTGATTGGGTTCCAGACTGGACAGATTATGATCAGTATAAATATTATCCATGGTTTGAGATGGGTTCTTCTTCGGGCGTCGGTTTCGCGTACGGCGACTACGCTACCTGGCTCACGGGTTCGCGTGTCGGCTCGCGCCTTTGCTTCGAAACTAGAGAAAAAGCAGAGTTTGCTGGTAAACAATTTGAAGAATTGTATAAAAGCTATTTCGTAAAAGCATAATAAACAAAGGTTGTGCCGTGTAGTTGCTGTAGTTCTTCTTCAGGCGTCAGTTTCGCGTACAACGACTACGATAACTGGAACACGAATTCGAATGTCAGCTCGCACCTGAGCAAAATATTAAAACACGGCAAACCTTGCAATCATTGCAAAAAATAAATTTTTAACCGGCGCATTAGTAAGTAAAATGAAAATGAGCCAATTAAGCAAAGGAATGAAACGATTAGGAAACATATTTCAAGAAATAATTTCAATAGAAAACCTAGTTCTAGCAGAAAAAAAAGCCAGAAAAGGAAAATCTAGTCAATACGGTGTGCAAGTATTTGATAAAAATGCCGATGAAAACCTATTGAAATTAAATCAAATGCTATCTGAAAAAACATTCCAAACTTCAACTTATAAAGTATTTCCGGTTTACGAACCAAAAGAACGCTTAGTTTATCAATTACCTTATTTTCCAGATAGAATTGTGCATCATGCAATTATGAATCAACTAGAAAAAATGTTTAATTCAGTGTTCACTTCAGATAGTTACAGCTGCATAAAAGGTCGTGGAATTCATGGTGCATTTTACAATTTAAAAAATGCATTGAAAGATGTAGAAAATACAAAATATTGCTTAAAAATTGATATTGTAAAGTTCTATCCAAATGTGAATCACCAAGTTTTAAAAACTCTAATCCGAAAAAAAATAAAGGATCAAGATTTACTTTGGTTGCTAGATGAAATTATCGATAGTGCCGATGGTTTACCAATTGGAAATTACCTTAGTCAATACTTTGCTAATTTCTATCTAACTTATTTTGATCACTGGCTAAAAGAGGTGAAAAAAGTAAAATACTATTTCAGATACGCCGATGATATTGTAATTCTTTCAAACAATAAACCAGAATTACACCAACTTCTAGAAGAAATGAATGTCTATTTATCTGAAAATTTAAAACTAAGGATAAAAGATAATTACCAGGTATTTCCTGTAGAAAAACGCGGAATCGATTTTATTGGTTATGTATTTTTTCACACGCACATTCTTATTAGAAAATCAATTAAACAAAGTTACGCACGTGCCATTTCTAAAAATAAACCTGCTGCAACATTAGCAGCTTACAACGGATGGTTAATGCACGCAAATACCACAAACTTAATCAACAAATTACAACCAAATGAACGATACAATAAAGAAGTTTTCCGACTTCAACATAAAACCAATTATAACAAATTTCGTAGGCGACAAAATACCGATGCAGAAATTAATTGACAAAAATATAATTGTCAAAGATTTCAAATTTGAAAATTCAAAATTTGAAGGAAAAGATAAAAGAGTTGATATTCAAATTGAATATCGTGAAGAACCAAGACTGATAATGACTGATGCAAAATACATAATTCAGTTATTAGAAAGAATACCAAAAGACAATTTACCATTTTCAACTACAATAATCAAAAACGGCGAACACTATGAATTCGCGTAAATTCAAATGGATAACTTAATTAATAAAATTGCTGATTCTGAAAGAATATTTCTTCAAGCTGTTAAGAAATTTAAGCCTTCTGTAATAATTGCTTTAGTTTCTGGTGGTGATGATAGTATGGCAATGTATTGTGTAGCAAATTTAATTGGAAAAATTGATCATGTTGTGCATGTTGATACAACAACTGGAATAGAAGCAACAACTGAATTTGTAAAACAAAATGTAAATCACGATTTAATAATTGCTAGAACAAATGAAGAAACTTTTGAAGAAATAGTTTTAAAAAATGGTTTTCCTGGTGCTGGTCAGCATCAAAATATGTACATAAGATTAAAAGAACGTGCTTTAAGAATAGTACAACGTAGATTTCAATATGATGGAAGCTTTTGTCGAATTGATAGTACAACCGCTTATAAAAAAAATGTTCCATTAGTCTATCATCCAGATTACCCAAATATTGAATCTTTGGTAATAAAAAAACCAAATCGTAAAATAATGTTTATTTCTGGTGGAAGAAAAGATGAAAGCATTCGGCGTATGGGAACTGTAAAAGAAATTCATAAAGAAGGTAATCAAGTGTGGGTTTCGCTAATTGCTAATTGGAACAAGTCAGATATATATCAATTACAAAAAAAATATAATCTTAAAAGAAGTCCAACAAGCATTTTATTAGGAAGAAGCGGTGAGTGTAACTGTGGATCTTATGGATTTCCAGAAGAAGTAGATGAAATGAAATATTTTTTCCCAGATGATAAAAATGTAAATATGATTATTAGGCTTCAAAATGAATTAAAGCAATCTGGTCATAAATATTGCACTTATGGACATTCTGGAAATAACAGAAAATTTAATTCGGAAAAAAAAATCAATTCCGCACTTATGTAGCACTTGTATAAATAATCCTAAAGCATTAATTAATAACTAAATAAAACAACCATGCCAACACAAGTAAGATTACACCAATTAAGTGATTTATCAAATGAAGAATCACCAAATGAAATTTTTCTAGAAACTGAAATCAATACTCAATTAAGAATTGTTTCAAAACCTTCCGGTGAAACTATTATTAGTTTTCCTTATGGTAATAAGTTCGATATAATAAACGGTCATATAATAATTCACGAAAAATGAAAAATTGGATAATTAAAAATTACAATAGAAAAAATAATTTCGATTTTGGATTTGCTTTTTCTTATGATAAAACAGGGTTTGATATTTTATTTCTTGTTTGGACAATATCTTACGATTTTAAAGTAAAAAATAATAGTTTTAAATCTGGTGGATTAGTAAACACAAAAAAATAATTACATTAATGCAACCAACCCAACAACAATTAAATTCAGTTCCGTTCCAGTACGCAAACGATGTGCGAACTGGTAAAATAATCGTTGGAAAACGCATCAAGCAAGCGGTGGAACGTTTCTACACCTGGATAGAAAACGCCGAAACCGATGGCTATATTCTGGACCACGAAAAAGGAATGAAAATTATAAATTTTTATCCTTCTTTTCTAAATCACACCATCGGTAAATTAGCAGGTAAACCTTTCGAATTAGCACCATTTCAACAATTCACAATGTACAATTTGTTTGGATGGATAAACGAAAAGACTGGTTATCGCCGAATAAACACCGTTTACGACAAACGCGCAAAGAAGAACGGAAAAACAGCAGAAATGGCTGGTTTGGCTTTGTACTGTTTGTCTTTTGATATGGAAATGGAAGCGCAAATCTACGTTGGTGCAACCAAAGAAGAACAGGCGCGCATTTGTTGGAAACAAGCTAAAATGTACATCGAAAGTCCTGTTGCAAATCCTGCATTACGAAATATGGGTTTCTATTGTCAGCAAAAAGTAATAGGTTTTAAACGTACCGGATCTACAATGATGCCTTTGGGTGGCGATTCTAAAACGCAAGATGGTGTAAACTGTCATTTAGGTATTATCGATGAATATCACGGCCACAAAGACGATTCTGTAAAAGAAAATCTAGAATCATCTACAGTACAGCGTTCACAACCAATTATCTACCAAATTACAACAGCTGGAGCCAATATTCAATCCGCTTGTAAACGTTATGAAGAAAGTGTTATCGAAGTTTTAGAAGGTAGAAATGTAGATCACTCACTTTGGATAATGATTCATGATATAGATCAAGAAGATTTAGCAACTCCAGAAAGTTGGGAAAACTCGGAATTGTGGTGTAAAGCAAATCCGCTGCTTGGAAATGGTTTGGCTTTAGAAGGAATTCAAAAAGAATACACCAAAGCAATAAATCAAGCTTCCAAAATTCGAAACTTCAAAACTAAAAATTTAAACATGTGGGTGGACCAGCAATTCGACTGGATTCCAACTGACATCTGGATGCGTAATAAAGTAGATATTATTCCGTTATCAATATTCACAAAACTAGGAAGTTACGCAGGATTAGATTTATCGACAACAACCGATTTATCAGCATTTTCAATCCTTTCGGAACCGAATGATTTTGGCGAACGATTTTTAAAGGTTTGGTTGTTTTGTCCCAAAAATACAATCGAACGTAGAAGTAAAGAAGATCGTGTACCATATCAGTATTGGGCTGATAATGGTTATATTATTGCAACGCCTGGTGATGTAATTGATTATGCCGAAATTGAAAAAGTTATTCTAAAAAATTATTACAGCTACAATGTAAAACGTATCGGTTTCGACAGATACAATGCCTGGGATTTAATCCAGCGATTACAGGAAGCAAATTTAAACGTATCAGAATTTAGTCAAGCCATTGGTGTGATTTCCGCACCAACAAAAGAATTCGAAAAGCTAGTAAGTTCAGATAAAATTAAACATGATGGCAATCCGGCATTAGCTTGGATGCTCGCTTCGTGTGATATTTATCGCGATGCTAACGAAAATATAAAAGTACACAAAGGTCGTTCTAGTGCAAATGGTCGCCGTGTAGATGGAATTATTGCAACAATAAATGCACTAGGTGAATCTATGTCAACACCAGAAGAAACAAACGAATCATATTATAATAAAGAAGATTCAGAATTTATTTGTTAACCAAAATAAACCCTAAAAACATGACACAAGCTGAAGAAAACGCCTTACGAATTTACATCGCTAAACTCGAAAAACAAAATGCAATGATGTTGAAGCTTTCTACAACATCTGGTTTTTATGAATTTTATTTTGCTGAACTAAAAACGGCGAAATCAAATATTGAAGCTTTCAACACGGTTAACGAAATATATCACACACTTTTCAATCGGTACAGGTATTCAGATTGGAACTCTTTTAAAAAAATGACTAACTATTATAACAATAAACGAAAATGAAGAAATTATTAGCACAAATTATATTGATATTTCTACTTGCTTTTTCTGCAACATTACTTCTTGAAATTAATCTCATATCTAAAAATTGGCTTCGATACGGATTAGTAATAATTATTACTTTTTTTATTTTGATAACAGGAGTTTTTCATGTAATTGACGAAGTTAAAAAATTAAATAAAAAATAAAAATGTCTGAAAAATTAAAAACTAACAACCTTAAGCAAGCAATCGCATCACTTCCGAATCCGAAAACCTATAATGCAAAAGTCGTTTCACTTGCAGTTAAAAATATAACTTATACCTTTGAGAAAATTAACGACGAATGGTATTTTAAATTTTAATCTAATATAAAAACAAATATGTCAAATACATCACAATCACTTATAAAGAAAATTGTAGTAACTTTTCAAGATGATCAAGAAGTTATTATTGAAAATGAATTTACGATTTTATCTCAAATAGCTGGTATTACAAACATTCCTAATTTTGATTATAAAGTAAACGGACCAGGTTCTCAAAAAGTAAAAACTGAAAATGGTATCTTTTTTATTATTTCTGGTAAAAATCAAAATATTGTTAATGAATTGAATTCAGATATAGTAGAAGAAATTAAAAGTAGAGTTCAATTTTAATTAAAATTTTACTTTCTTCATTAAGTTGAATTATTCAACCATTTAAAAAGCACCGCAAAACTATTTTTACACTTTAAATACATAAGTGTAATGAGTTTAAACGGTGCTTTTTCTGAAATGTTTGCTACCAATAAGCGTGCAAAAGTCACTAACGAAAGTGTTTTCGGTGGTTTTGGTTCGCTTTTTAATTGGGGTAATACAGGTGGAAGTTCTATAAACTATAAATCTTCACTTAAACTTTCGGCTTTCTACAATGGTGTAGATCAAATATCTAATGATATAGCCAAAATCCCTTTTGGAATTTACCGCAAAGATGGTCAAAACCGTGTTTCTGTAAATGAACATCCTGCATTTAATATAGTTTCTGGTGAACCAAATATGCTAATGACATCGTTTACTTTTCGTAAAACGATGGCTATATCAACTATTATTCGTGGTAATGGATTAGCTAAAGTTAATACTGTAAATGGTTTTCCTACAACAGCCGATTATATCGATTGGGATAGAGTAAAAGACATCCGTATTAAATCTGGTCAACTTGTTTACGATGTACAAGGTTATGATAAACCTTTACTAGCTTCGGAAGTACTTCACTTTAAAAACTTTTCTCATAATGGTATTACTGGTGTTGGTGTAATTACTTATGCAGCACAGCAGTTAAATCTTGCAATAGAAGTGCAAACATTTACTGCAACAAATTTTGAGAATAAAGGTGTGCGTCAAGGTGTTATCGAAACCGACAAAGTTGTTTCTTCTGGTAAAGAAAAAATTATTGGTGGATGGAAAACTGCAATGCAAGAAAAATCGCCAGATAGAATTGTGGTTTTAGATGATGGATTGAAATTTAAACCAATCAACATAACACCACAAGAAGCGCAAATAATTGAGCAAAGCCGTTTTTCTGTAGAAGATATTGCGCGTTGGTTAAACATTGCGCCGCACAAAATTAAATCGTTGCAGCAATCTACAAACAATAACATTGAGCAACAATCACTAGATCATGTTTCAGATACAATTCAACCGTATGTAACCAATTGGGAACAAGAATACGCAATGAAATTGTTTAACGATACCGAAAAGAAATCGGGTTTCTACGTTCGTGGAAATATCGATGTTTTACTGCGTGCCGACATTAAGTCGAGAGGTGAATATTTGTCTAAAATGGTTTCTTCTGGAATTTTTAACAGAAATGAAGCGCGCCGAAAAGAAGATATGAATGATGGACCAGAATTATTGAATGAGTTTTTAACTCCAGTAAATCAGTTCACAGAAAAACAAATTGAAAACAATCTTAATTCTAAGGAATAATGGAAAATCAAGATTATATAAAAACATTGAGCGAAAGTGCCGAACGTAGATTTTTTACGTCCGAAGTTCGCGCTGTAGTTCCTGATGATGCAAACGATAACACAGGATCAGTTATTGAAGGTTACGCTGCTAAATTTAACAGTGAAACCGAAATTGGATATTACTATAAATTCCGCGAAAAAATTCTTCCTGGTGCGTTCGACGATGTATTGAATGATGATGTAAGATGCTTGTTTAATCACAATCCAAATTTTTGTTTGGCACGTTCAAATAATGGTCAAGGAACTTTGACTTTATCTGTAGATAGTATTGGTTTAAAATATTCTTACAAAACGCCAAACAGACAATATGCCAAAGATCTAGAAGATGCAATTGCTACTGGCGATATTTCACAATCTTCTTTTGCCTTCGATATTGCTGAAGAAACTTGGACTGAAATCGATGGCGAAATTGCAACACGTGATATTGTAAAGTTCAAACGTCTTTATGATGTTGCTCCAGTTACATATCCAGCTTATGCTGATACAGAAGTTGCAAAACGTAGTTTGGATGCATTCAAAGAAAAAAATAAAAATATCGATGTTACGGACGAAATAGAAGTTCGTGGATCTAACAATAAAGAGCTCGATGCTTTTGATGCTCAAATTATTATTAACTCAAATTTATAAAAGAAGATGAAAAAGTCTGATTTATTTAAGCAACAACGAGCTCAAAAGATTGAGGCTCAAAAAGCGTTGCACACAAAAGCCGAAGGCGAAAAAAGAAATCTGAATGAAACTGAAACTGCTGAATTCCGTGGTTTACAAGTTGAAATCGATACTTTGTCTGCGCAAATTACCGATGCATTAGCTTACGAAGAAAATCTTCGTTCGTTAGAAGGATCAGAAGGAACTGATTTTAAACCGGAAAATCCAGAAGGAAAAGAAGGTAAAAAAACAAGAAAAGCTTATTCATTAGCTGCACATATTCGTGGTGCAATGGGTGGAAAACTTACTGGTGCTGAACTTGAAGCACAGCAAAAAGGTGTTGCCGAACGTCAAGCGCGTGGTTTAGAAGTAAACGAAAAAGCGGTTTACATTCCAGAGGAATTAATGACTAGAGCAGCGCAACAAACAGTTACGCAAGATTCTGGTGAATATGGTGGCCAATTAGTGAGTGATGCTGCACCAAGATTGATTGATGGTTTTATGCCAAAATTATTTTTGGAAGATCTAGGTGCTAATGTTTGGACTGGTTTATCTGGTGGTGACATTCCTTTACCGGTTTCTTCAAATTATACTTTCGAGTGGTTGGAAGAAGGTGAAAGTATTACTGGTCAAAAACAAAAGTTTGTTGGTCCAAAATTATCACCAAAACGTGCTGGTGCGTTAGTGTCTATCACTAAAAAACTATTAATGCAAACTTCTATTGATGTAGAAGCTACAATTAGAAAGAGATTGCAAGATGGAATTCGTAGAACATTGGAAGGTGTTGCTATTCAAGGTTTAGCAGTAAACAACGAGCCAGTTGGTATTTTAAATACAGTTGGAGTTTCTGCTTCGGCAAATCAAACGTCTGCAGGTGCTGCAACGTATGCTAATGTAGTTGAATTGCAAGGATTGGTTGAAGATGCTGATGCAACAGAAATCTCTTTAGGGTATTTATGTAATCCTAAATTACGTGCTAAAATGAAAACTATTTCAAAAGGTACGGATATGGGTGGAGCAATTTGCCAAAATGGATTAATCGATGGTATGTCAACAGTTTCAACTTCATTAGTGAAGAAAATTGCTGGAACTCCTGATACGTATCCGTTGATTTATGGTGACTTCTCACAACTTTATGTTGGTGTTTGGGGTGGAATAGAAATTATTGTTGATGCAGTATCTACAGAAGCAGCTTCGAAAGCGTCTGTGAATTTAATCATCAACATGGAAGCAGATGTTCAAATTGCAAATCCAAAAGCGTTTGCAAAAAACAACTTCATGACTGCGTAATAAATTATAAATCAAGGAAAAGAGTTTCGGCTCTTTTCCTTTAATTAAAATAAATCATGGCAAAGAAAGTAAAAATACTTGCATTACTACCATTACTAGCTTTTGGACTTCCTCAAAGTGAAGGTCAAGTTGCTGAAGTAGAAAAAAAACAAGCTGATGAAATGATTGAAGCTGGTTATGCTGAATTGTATGTTGCTTCTAAAAAAGCAGATACTTCAGAAGATGTTGAAGAAGAAGTTTCTGATGAAAATGTTGTAGAAGAAACTTCTGATGAAGTAACTGAAAAGTAATATTAAATAACAATCCAATGGTAAAGCATTTTTATACAGAAGTTACAGCACAAACTCCTTTACTTACTTTAGAAGAAGGTAAAAAACATTTAAGAGTTGATGCCGAGTTTACCGATGAAGATACATTAATTGAATCCTACATTGATTCTGCACAAGTAGCTTGTCAAGATTTTATTAATAGATCTATTGCCGAAAGAACTTTTGTGATGGAACTTGATAGTTTCACATCACCAATTACTTTCGAACGCAATTATGAAAATGATGTTATCACAAAGATTGAGTATTATGCTCCAGGTGATGAAGAACTAACAGTTCTAGAAGCGTCTGAATATCAGTTAAGAAAATCTAATGTTGCTGAATGTTTCGATATAAAATTTAAATCGCTTCCAGAAACTGAAAAACGTGATGATGCTGTAATTATTACAGTCGCACAAGGTTTTGATGCTGATGCATGTCCAACACCAATTTTGCAAGCTATAAAATTAAGACTTTCGGCTTTCTATGATTATCGTGAAGATCGTCCACAAGGTTTTGATACAGCTTCTAATAATTTACTTCGTCCTTACAGAAAATACTAGTCATGGAAGCCAAAAAGCCTTTTATCGGTTCGTTAGATAGAAAAGTGCAAATAATTCAATTTGTAACAACTAAAAACGAGGTTAACGAAAAGATTACAACGCAAGAAGTAATTCTAGAACCTATGGCAAAAATGGAAGATGTTTCTGGTACTGAAGATGTAGAAGGAAAAGTTAGATACATAGTAACTAGAAAATATTCTATTCGTTGGAATAGTCAAGTTGCAACATTAAAGAATAAGCTAGCCGTTAAAGATGGTGAAAAGTTATTCGATGTGATAAATGTAGTAGAGATTGGTAGGAAGTCGCATTTAATGCTAATGGTGAGAAATTATGAATAATATTACTGTTACCGGATTTCCGCAACTTCGTGAGAAGATAAAGGAATTAGCTAATGATAAAGATAAGAAAAAAGAAGTTTTACTTATCCTACGTCAAGTAGCACGGCCAACATTAATAGCTTCCAAAAATGCATCACCGGTAAGTCGAAAGTCACATATTGCTAGAGGTAAAAAAATCGAACCTGGTAACCTTAAAAAGTCACTTGGAATGATTACTTCTAAGTCACAGAATCCAACAATATTAGTTGGACCACGTGTTAAAAATGGCAATCAAGGTTGGTATGGTCATATGGTACACGATGGACATGATATATATCGTAATCCTGGAAATGTAAATAAGACTTTAAAAAGCGGACGTAAAAAATCGGTTTTGGCGCGAGTTACCAATAAAAGAAAAGGAAGTGTTGCTGGTAGAGTAGAAGGAATACCTTTTATGGATATAGCTTATGCACAAACGAAAGGAACGGTAACCGCCGATGCCGAAAAAAAAGTAGCTGCATTTATGCAACGTAGAATTAATAGATTAAGTAATTAAAGATGTTTGAATTAAGTAAAGAAATTACCGAAGTTCTTTTAGCTAGTTCGGTTTTTACAGATGTAATGTCCGAAAGGTTGGCTCCAGTAGTTTCTTCTGTAGATGAAACTTATCCTTTCACTAATTATTTAATTCAACAACAATCTGGTCAAAGTAAAGATGGTTCTGCTTTTTCAGTTAGTCTACTTTGCTACTTCGAAAATGAAAAATACCAAGATTGTGTAATGTTTCTGGATCAGTTAAAACCAGTAATTGAAGAAAATTACGATTGGGAATCTTCTACTGTAGAATTTGTAGAAAGTGATCAATCATTTGTTGGAATTATTAACTTTAATAAATTATAGAAATTATGGCTGGAAATACTTATGCCGGAAAAAATCTAAGAATTAGAATTGATGGAAAAACAGTTTTCCATGCTACAGAATGTTCGTTCACTACTTCTAGAAGTATGGAATCTATTGCTTCAAAAGATACGAATGGTGAACAAGTTACACCAGGTAACTACACTTGGAGTGTTTCAACTAACTTTTTAGTTGCCAATATTCCTACAGCTTCTACAACTCAAGTTGGGACTAAGCAAATCTTAGATACTTACCAAGCCGGAACTGAAGTAGAAGTTCAATTTACAACAGAAATTGTTGGTGATGTAGTTATTACTGGTCAAGCGTATATTGAAGGTATTAATATGTCGGCGCCAACTAACGGTGTTGCTACTGGAGATAGTTCGTTTAAAGGAAACGGCGATTTCGTAACTGAAGTTGTTGTATAATGAATGATTTACAATTAAAATTAGGTTCTAAAAGTTTCAAGCTAAAATTTGGCTTGAAACTTTTAAGAATTCTTGGTGAAAAATGGAAGTTACCAGGAATAAATGAAGTGGTAGCAAAAATTTCAATTCTAGATCAAGCTAATTCTAATCTAACGTTTGAGCAGTTAGATGTTCTAGAAGATTTAATTTGTGTAGCTATTCACGCTGGTGGACATGATTATTCAGAATTGAAAGATATTGAAATCATTGATGAGTTTTTTAAAGATCCATATGCGTTACAAGATTTAACTAGACAGTTAATTGAATCTTTACCGCAGCAGCAACCCGATGAAAATCTGGGAAAGTAGAAAACGGTGACAAAACCGAAATAGTTGTTAATTTGACTTGGGATCAAATGGAAGAAATTGCATTTGGCGAAATGAGAATGACTTTTGATGAGTTTTATAATTTAACGCCTCGAAGTTTTTCTAATGCAGTTAACGGTTATAGAAAAAAAGAAGAAACGTTAAGTCGAGAACGTTTTATGATTATGCGAAAATTAATGTTTGCATCATTAAAACCTTATTCTTCTAGTGGTTTTGTAGAAACCGATATAATGGAATTTCCTTGGGAAGAAAAAATACTCAAAGAATTATCTGAAGAAAAAGCAGCTCAAGCATTAATTGATATAGAAAATATAGAAAATTTCTGGAAAAAATACGACGATAAAAAAGTTGGTAAAGCATAAATTTTGTTTATTTAGTTTGGTAAATTGATTGGTGGAAACCTTAGTGTAATGCTAAGGTTTTTTTATTAAGTTGAATTATTCAACCATTAAACATAAATGTTAATTCTATTTTCGAGTTCTAAATAATAATTTAAATTATGAAAACAATGAAAAATCTTAAATTCCTATTTGTTGCATTATTTGCAATCTTTAGTTTATCGATGTTTGCATCGGTTGAAGTCAAGAAAATTGACAAAAACAATTTGACAGAATTTGTCAAAACACAAAATGTAATTGTATCACAAATTACACCTTCAGTTTTATTCCAGGAAGCAAATTTAAATTTCGTCCAGAAGGATCTAATTTTTACGAATTCCAATCAAACTAAAAGGGATGTAATTCTTGAAAAATCTTTTTATCTAGAAACTATTACTTATCGATTCAGTGATAATTATAAACAGATAAAAATGCCGAAAAGTAATTACGTTATTGACAAACAGAAAATTCTTTATGATAAAGGAATTCTGTATAATCATCTTCAAATTTAATATTGTAGTTTGTTAATTTGGTTTATAGGTTAGTTGAAAACCTTAGCGTTACGCTAAGGTTTTTTTTATTAAGTTGAATTATTCAACCATTTTAACAAGGTCGTGAAAGTACTTTTAAACCTTACAAAAAAGTAGTTTTTCATGGCTTCATTGGCTTCAATAAATGTACGATTTTCTGTTGATTTAAAGGATTTTAGCAGTCAAATGCAAAATTCATTACGTCAGATAGATTCTGCTGGACAAAAGTTACAGTCTATTGGTCGTGGATTATCTGCTGCAGTTACTTTGCCAATCGTTGGGTTAGGTATTGCATCATTAAAAACTTTTGGTGATATACAGGCTTTACAAAAAGGTCTTATTTCTGTAATGGGTTCTTCTGAAGCGGCGGCCGTAGAATTCGAAAAACTTAAAGAAGTTGCAAAGCTTCCAGGATTAGGATTAGAAGAAGCCGTTCGTGGTTCTGTAAATTTACAAGCTGCAGGCTTTTCTGCTGATGAAGCGCGCCGTGCTTTGCTATCTTTCGGAAATGCATTAGCAACCGTTGGTAAAGGTAAACGTGAACTAGATCTTGTTACGCTTGCAATTACTCAATTAAATAATAAGTCTGGAGGTTTTGGTCAAGATTTACGACAGTTAACAGAGCAGTTGCCACAACTTCGTGGTGCTTTGCAAAATGCATTTGGTACAGTTGATACTGAAACTATTTCTAAAAGTGGTGTTACTGGTAAACAAGTTGTAAATGCATTGATCACCGAATTCGAAAAACTTCCTAAAGTTACCGGTGGTTTAAATAATGCTTTCGAAAACTTTGCCGATTCTTCCAAATTGGCTTTATCATCTTTTGGTGATTCTATAAACAAAGCATTCAATGTTGAAGGTTTGCTTAATTCTTTAGGTGAAACACTTTCTAAGTTAGCAGAAAAATTTTCTAATTTATCACCAGAAGCACAAAAAACCATTGTTGTTTTCGCTGGTGTTGCTGCTGCAATTGGACCAGTATTAATTGCTATTGGTGCAGTTACTTCATTTGTTCCAAGTGTAGTAACTGGTTTGTTAGCGATTAGAACTGCTGTTGCGTCTTTAACTGCAACTATTGCGGCTAATCCTATTGGTGCATTGGCTGTTGCTTTGTCTTTGGTTGTTGGTTCTTACTTATTGTTTAATCAAGAAACTGAAAAAGCAATAACTAAAGTTGATACTTTAAATCAATTAAATGAACAAGCGGCTTCGATTATAAGCGCGCAAAAAAGTCAGTTAGAACAATTTTTATCGGTTGCTCGAGATGAAAATAAAAGTAAAGCCGAAAGAGAAAAAGCAATTCGTTCTTTAAATAAAATTGCTCCAGAATATTTAGGGAATCTAAAATTAGAAACGATCAATACTGATGAAGCAAAAGAAAGTATTGAGCGTTACAATATTGCATTATTAGAAGCTGGAAAAGCTAAAGCGGCACAATCTGCTTTACAAGCTAATTACGCTAAGCAATTGCAAGCCGAATTAAAGTATGAAAATGCAACCGCAGGAACTGCTGAAAAAATAGTTGCAGCACAAGAAAAATTAAATGCATCGCGTGGAAACGATAACTATTTTCAAGTTTTACGTGAAGTAAATAAATTGATTCAAGAGCAACAAGGTTTACTTAATGCTACAATTGATCCATTAAAAAAAGAAGAAGCAATAATTTTATCAGTATTTAATAAATACAAAGATAAATTAGGTTTAATCAAAGATGTGACTACTGCAACAATGGATTTGTCAAAATCTAACGAAAAAGTATTTGCACCTGGAACCGTAGCTTTCTATGAAGCACAAATAAAACTTTTGCAAACATTGCAAAACGAAACTGCAAAATCTTCTGAATCTTGGGATGCTTACGGAAAATCGATTGATGCTGTACAAAAGAAAATTGATTTAATTACTGGTAAGATTGGTGTTAAACTACCAAAGCCACAAATTGATACAACAGATCCAATTGCACCGCCAGCTTTTTCATTACAAGATTTAGGAGACCAAAAAACTTATTTTGAAAATATAAGACTACAATATTCTAAAACTTCTGATGAATATAAAAAATTAACTGAACAAATTAATAATACCGAAATTAAAATTAATGCTATTGAAGGTGTTGAAGAATTTAAAACAACGGTTGATGATATTAAAACTAAAGTTGGTGAATTTAGTTCAGAAGTTTCTTCTTCAATAACTACCGGTATTTCTCAATTTGCTGAAGGATTTACACAAGCTATCATTCAAGGTGGTAACTTTTTTAATTCTGCAGGTAACTTATTGTTGCAAACTATTGGTAATATAATGGTTGAACTTGGTAAAGCAGCAATTAATATTGGTGTTACCATGTTAGCTATTAAAGCAGCTTTTAAAACTCCTTTAGCAGCAATAGCGGCTGGAGCAGCTTTAATTTTAGCAGGTACACTTGTAAAGTCACAAGTGAATGATGCTGGTGGTTTTGCTAATGGTGGAATGGTTGGTGGAACATCATTTACTGGTGATAAACTTTTCGCGCGTGTAAACAGCGGCGAAATGATTTTAAACCAAAAACAACAATCCAATTTATCTAGGATGATTAATCCAGCAGTTACTGCAGGTGATGTTGCTATTCAATTAATTGGTGGTTTAAAAATTACTGGTTCTGATTTGGAATTGGTTTTAATGAGAAACGATATAAGAAACAATCGTATAAAATAATGGCAAATAATATTACCATAGAATTATTGGGGCAACCAGCCGAATTTGAAACTTTATGGTTTGAAGTTTCAAATTCGGCTATTGGCTTTGAATATGCATGGAAAAAAGTATTTGTTCCTAATACTGCTATTCTAGTAGGTCATGTGCAACTTGGTGCAACTATTGCCGATACTTTGCAAAATTTAAAAGATAATTATGTTGCTCATCATTCTATTGCAAATGTTACTTATGAAATAATTGGTACAAAATTACATTTAATATTTTCACCTGTTGGAACTTATGAAGTAACGGTTATTAGTACGCCAAATGAAGATATTGTTTTTAATAGTGAATTGCTTCCAGATACGCCACCAATTACTATTCCGGAATTGGTTTTAAATGATTTGAGTATTGAAATTATTGATACTTACGAAAACGAATTGCCATTGTTTATTGAGTTTACGCAAAATAGTTCGCCTAAATTATCTTTTGATTCTGGTGATGATTTACTAAAGTCTTTTATGACTAGTAAATTAACTTTTAATATTCTAGTTACCGATGGTGTAGACGCACATTTTAAGCATTTATACACTGGTGATGAAAAACGTTATTTGGTTAAATTAACGGCTATTGATGAAGAAGAAAATACACAATTGCTTTGGCAAGGTTATTTATTACCAGATCAGTATAATGAGCCTTATGTTGGCGGTGCTTATTTTGTAGAATTTACCGCCATCGATATGTTGGCCAATTTAAAAAACAGATTTTTAAAACCTTGGTATTATCATCAAAAAATTACTCTAGTTGAGTTTATTGCAATTTGCTTAAAAGAAACTGGTATCAATCAAAACTTTTTAGTTGCTCCAGCATTGGTTCCAAATAATCCATTGTACAGTTTTCAAGATTTAAACATTGAATTAAAGCAATATATCTCGAATGATAAATACACCGATTTATATACTATTCTTACGGATGTTTTAGAAAGTAATTTATTGACAATTTACAATTTTAAAGGCTATTGGAATATTGTTGGTTTCAATAATAAAAGAAAAACTTCTATCACATTTGAGCAATACAATTTAGATGGTGAACAATTGCAAAACGTTATTTTGAATAAACGATTTATACCCTTAATCAATTCTAATGGTTCTGTAAATATGTCGGTTAAATCTCCGTTTAAAACAGTAAAAATAGATTTCAATTCTAAAGGTCGTAAAAATATATTTTCTGAAAATGTAGTTGTTATTCCTAATAAAGAACAATACGGTACATACTTTTTTCAAAATGGTGCCTATTTGCAAACAATTACATCTTTACCAATTGATTTACCTTCTGTTCATTATCTTAATAATGATTTTAAAGATTGGATTGTTAATTTGAGTTTAACACAACCTTATTACAGAAGATTTAAAGAGCGTTTTTTTAGTGTTAATTATTATAATTTAGGTACATATGTAGCTACTGAATCTATTGCTTTAAATAACTATTTTGAATGTCCCGAAAAGCCATCAGTAAAAGCTGGATTAGATTATAAGTTTGAATTTGATATCGAACATAGTGTAACAAGTTCTTTATCTCAAAGTGCATTGACTGAAAGATTGAAAAATGGTTATTATGATAAAACTGCACTATTTCAAATATTTTTAAATGATGTAGAAATTCTTTCAAATAGACCTGCTTTTGCTTCAGATAGTAATTTAGTTTATAAAATGACTATTGAGCCAACTGCTGGAACTGGATATGATGTAAAGTTTTCAATTTCTTTAGATTATAAATTTGAAGAGTCTGGTGAAATAAAATTCAGATTATTAGTTCCTATTTTGGGTGATAGTTCAGATAATTCAACTGCTAAATTTTTAATTAGTAATACATTAATTTCAAAGCTGCAAATTTCTGTTGAAGAAGATTATGATGTTTTGCAAAATGTTGTTGCTGTAAGGGATATTAATTTTACAACTTTATTAGATTACAGTTGCAAATTTACTTCTACAATTGATAATTCTTTAGAAAACAATATTGGGCTTGGACGTCCTATTTCTGATGTTTATTTTCATCTTGTTTCTCGAACTACTAATCCTGGTACTTTTCAAGATTTGCACTTTTTTCCGCCTGCGTCAATTCTTATTTTGACTTTAAAAATGTGGGATGTAAATGATGTTGTTTACACTGATTTATTTTCGAACGGATTCAATAAAACTTTATTCCTTACTTCTGGAACTGATGAAAAAGAGTTTATAAGTATTTATGGTTATAAAGATATTACCGGTTATTCCAGAATGGGATATTTATTCGATTATGAAGGCCGTCCAAACATACCAAAAAAGTATACTAAAAATCTAGATGTTGAAACTACAGATGTTCTTCAATACATGAAAATTATGTATGCCGATGAAGATTTAAGTGATCGTGAAAAATGGAGTATAGTTGGCGAAATGGAATCGTTTGATAATTTCAATAAAACAATGGCTAAAATATTGCATAACCTTTATTCTGGACCAACTTATGTGCAAGAAACTACGGCTTTAAATTTGGTTTTTCCAGATGATTTAATCAAGTTTTATTTTGATGAAGTAGATAGAAAATTTATTCCAACGCGATTAGAATTAGATTTATTTGAAGGAAAAACAAGAATCACGCAAACAGAAGATGTGTATCAAAATGTAACTGACATAACCTATGAGTAAGATAGCTACAATAGAATTTTTAAAAACCATTGATAGGCCAACTATTACTGCTGCAATAGCATTGCCAGAAACGATATCAATTGGTTATTTAGATAATAACCAATATGAAAGTGAAGTGGTTATAAATGATTTAAGTTCTGATAATCTAGAAGCTTTTAAAAAAGTCATTGATTTTATGTCATTTTCAGTTTTAGAAGATGCTATCATTTGGAATATGGAATTAGTAGATAAAACTTTTTATCTAGCAAAATCCTACGTTCGTGATGCTGAAAGCACAGGAACCGTAACCGATGTTACTGTTGGAACACCATTAATAGTACAGTTTGAAACACCGAGTTTCACCGTTTTTAATATTACAGAATTATCACTTTGGTACGATCAAGCATTTGATCCAGCAGAATTAACAGCTTTAGAGAATGTTGGAATAACTGTTACTGGCGATGGAAAACAATTTACTATTGATAATACAATAGAATGCAAAGTTTATTTTAAAAAACCAGATGCTGTTACGGATGTTTATGTAATAAACAATCAAGCTTTAAATCAAGTAATACCAATATAATGGCAGAAAATAACACAATCCACAAGATAAGATTTACACCTAGAAAGTTCTTTGTTCCAAATGGTTTTTTTGGTAAATACTTAGTAACTCTTACTGGAAATAAATTAACAACCTTAACTGGTAAAAATATTAAAACAAATGGCTAATGAAACTGTTTTAGATCAAACTCCTTTAGATAGTATTCCTGGTGATGCAGTAATGTATATTATTGTTGATGGTCAAGATTATCGAACCACTAAAGATGAATTTCTTGGTGCGTATAAAGATATTTTTCTTGGTTCTGTAATTCCTACAGATACACCAACAGGAACAACGGCTGCAATGTGGATTGCAACCGAAGCTGGAACTTATACAAACTTTGGTGGCGTTGTAGTTGATGCAAATAGTATCGCTGTAATTTCGCGTGATGATGTAGGTGATTTTTCTATTTCTCAAACTGAAATTGAACTTGGTGATTATGCTAAGAAAGAAAGATTAGAATTTTTAGCAGATTTAGAATATGATGAAAATTTAGTTAATCCAAATGATGAAAATTATTTAATTGACAAAAGACTTGATTATGATGGTTCTGTAGTTAATTCTGGAGCAAATTGGAAAGCAACTGGATATATCAAAGTTATAGTTGGTGAAAATTACACTCCAAATTATAAGCAAATAGTATTGTTTTATGATGATAATAGACAACTAATCGATGCGATAGATTCATCACGTCCAAATCTTTATTTTGAAATTCCATCTGGTGTATCTTATATAAGATTTAGCGGCTTTAGTGACTTGTTGCAAATGGTAAAAGGTTCATTCGCGACTTTTCCAGATGATGTTCCCGATTTCAAGTGGATAATTGATAAAAAAGGAAATGAAATCATTGAAGCCAATAACGTAACAAGAAAAGTAAAAGATGAAATTAAAGTCGAATACTTAGAAGTTATCAACGTTCTACAAACCGCTTTAACAGATACTCAAAATGAGGTTGAATTAATAACCAACGAAAAGTTTCCATTATTTATTAATATGGCTTTGCACGCAAAAACTCATGGTTACGCTCAAAGCCAAAAGGTAATAACTGATGTAACTAGAATTGATGATTATACTTTAGAAGTTCCGTTTGCAGAAATAGCTGGATTCGATGATGCGGATCTATTTTTTCCTTTAGTTATAAAAACACCAACCAACTATATCGTAGTTACTGGTGTTGTTACTGACAAACCAAACGGTATAATTTCAACGCGTCAAATTTTACCCGCTGTTGTTGATGAAATATCTACATTTTTTGTTGATGGACAACATCTTTCAAGATATGGTTATCGCTCTTTAGCTGAATATATTGTTGAACAAATTGAGAGATTTTGTTACCGAAAAAAGGTTGACTATTCATTCATTTCTCAAAATTGCAAACCTTATGAATTAAAAGGGATTGATATTGTTACTGATGAAGTAATTGCTGATTTTATTAAGTTACCAGGCACACCTTCTGGTGGATTTATGATTCCAGAAGAAGGAATTCCATTTCAATGTGAGATGTCTGCTAATGCCTCTAATGATCAATCGGGAACTATTTTTAAAAATGCTTTTAATCTTTTTCAAAATACTGAAGATTTAGGAATGAAATTATTGGTAAACAATAGTAACAATGGTTTCTTTAGGTTGATTCTTGGTGAGTATTTGCCATTTAATGTAGGTGCGTTAAAGATTACAGCATTCGATCAAAATAATGAGGAATTCTTTTCTGAAAATGTTACTGGAACTACGCAAGAAATTATTTTAGATGTTCCAATATCTATTCCGCAGTTTACTCTGTTTTTTCAATGCGCTGATTCGGTAAACACTTTGTGGCGAATTGCTTTAATAGAAGTTTATAAAAGTGGAAAAGTTTCTGAAAGTCCTTTCTTAGAAAAAGATAATATAGTCATTGCTTTTTTAGGTGATAGTTGGATAGAGTTTCCAAATTTGATAAGTGGTGAAACACCAATTGATAGAGCTGATGGTTCTGAAGCTGGTGGTTTACAATTTTTATCTGCGCACATGAAAGATTACCTTAATGGTAAAGGTTACAACGTTACAACATACAATAATTCGCATGGTGGAATGACTTCGGCTTGGGCAAAATATTGGCTCAAAGAACTTGTTTTAGATTTACCTGTGAAGCCAGATTTCTGTTTAATAAATTTTGCGATTAATGACGCTAATTCAATTTCATTCGCAGAGAGTGGCGCTGATTCAGTTTATGATTTTTCACCAACTGATCCGCATGTAAAAATAGTTCAAAGTTTGGGTGGTGTTAAAGGTTCAGTAACTCAAAGCGAATGGTTTGATAATATGAACTTCATTGTAAAAACTTTGATTGCCAATAATATTAAACCGGTATGGCTTCACAATCCAATGCTTGACGGAATGTCATTTGGTTTAATTGAACAAAATGTATATCTACTTAATAATATGAAATAAAATGAAACAATTTATTCAAGACACAATGCAAATAGCATTACCGAAGTTCACTCTATTTATAGAAATTTTTACAAAGCCTTTAATTGGAATTATAACGGTAACACCTGTTTTAATAACTGCTCCAATCGTTGATTTTTGGGGTGCAGTAAATCTTTTGAAGTGGTTGTTTATTGGCGACCTTGTATCTGGTTTATATGGTTCTTATTGTGAATGGAAAAAATCAGAAAAAAAGTCAGAGCGTTGGTTTTTTGGAAAAGGAGAAGGTTTTTCTTCAGACAAATTCAAGAAAATGTTTGTCAAGATAATTGTCTATTGTTCTACGCCAATTGTAATGTTCAAGCTTCAACAAACATTCTCAATAAAAAACATTAAGTACGAATCAATAATGGAAGCAGAAATGAATATTCCAACTGCGTTGATATTGTTATTTTGCTTAAATGAAGGTTTTTCTATTTTCCATGAAAACCTACCTAAATGCGGGTTTAACCTTTGGGAACAAGTAAAAAAAATGATTGGTTTTTATAAAGAAGCTAAAAAAGAAATCGAGGAATAATGAGTTACAATTTTTTAAAAAAAGAAAAAGCACCTAGAATAATTGTTGAATCCTACAAGTTAATTGGCACGGCCGAATTGATTGGTAAAGATTCTAATCCGGTTATCTTGGAATGGGCTGAAGAAGTAGGTTTAAAAAAAGAATACACAAGTGATGAAATTCCTTGGTGTGGTTTATTCATGTCTTACGTATGTAAACAGGCTGGAATTGATGGTGTAGCAAAACCACTTTGGGCGCGCAATTGGAATAATTTTGGAACTCCAGAACGAATTGCAATGCTTGGTGATGTATTGGTGTTTTCTCGTGGTTCTGGCGGCCACGTTGGAATCTACATTGGTGAAGATAAAACGTGTTATCATGTTCTTGGTGGAAATCAAGGTGATAAAGTTTCTATAGTTCGAATTCAAAAAGTGCGCTGTATTGGAATTCGTAGAACTAAATGGAAAATATCACAACCAGAAAACGTTCGAGTGATACAATTATCATCTACTGGAGTGATTAGTGAAAATGAAGCTTAATACCATTTTGTTGACGTCAACAATATGGTTATAATTTTAATAAAATTTAAAAATGACAACATCAAATAAATTAGAATGGTATTATAAAGTGATAATCGGCGCATTGATTATTTTGCTTGGTTCTGTATTGTTTTCAACTTGCGAAAATGAAAAAACAGCAGCAGCCACAATTTTGGCATTACAATCTGAAAATACAACCTACAAATTAAAAAATGGTCAATTAGTGACTAGTCAAAAAGTTGCAGTTTTAACCGAAAAGCAATTGAAAGACCAGTTGACAAAAAAAGAAGCTGAACTTGTAAAAAAGTTTTCAAATGTAAAGACTTTTACAAAGTACATCACCAATACTAAAATTGATACGATTACAATTTCGTATAAAGATACTATTCCGTGTAAATTCGAACGCGATGGTGTGCTTTTCACGAATGAATATAATCTAGCTTACAAATCCAATCAAAAAGGAATTTTGATTACGGAAATGGCAATTCCAGATAGTGTATTAATTGCAACCGGATATAAACGCAAATGGTTTTTGGGTAAAAAAACCTTAACCATGGATATTACTCATTCGAATAAGTTTGTGCAATCGGACCAGGTGCAGCATTTTGAAGTTCAAGAAAAAAAGAAGTTCTATGAAACCGATATTTTTAAATTTGGAATTGGATTATTAAGTGGGATTTTGATAATAAAGTAGTTTTTTTGTTTAGTTTTGAAGTTTGGCGCATCAGAAATGGTGCGCTTTTTTTTACATTTGTTTTTTAAAAGACTAATTATGGTACAATGTATTGATGTTATAAGTGCAAATAAATATGATTCGGCTCCAGAGTTTTCAACAATTAAAGATGAATTACTAGCATCTTTAAAAATTGAGAATGTTATTTATTTTGGTGAATTACCAGATAATGATTCTGACGGACAAGATGAATTGCTTTCAAATTCTACTTACTTCAGAATTATTTTCGAAGATTCGAATGAAACGCAAATTGAAAAAATTATTGAATTTTTGTCGATTCATTTTAATTCGAATGATCCAAAAGAAATAGTTTTTAGAACTGATTCTGGCGAAATGAAAAAAGATACTTACATTGAGATTTATGTTTAGTTTAAAAATAATTACAATTTTATTGTAATATTTAATTTTATTTTAGTAATTAAATTATTGATTATTAGGTACTTAAATATAAAATATCTTTGCCTTCTAAGCAGTAGGTCGAAGGTTCGAATCCTTCTGGGATCACATACAAAGCCACTAGAAATAGTGGCTTTTCTTGTTTTTACAATTTCTTATTTATACATTTACTTGCGCATTTTGGCGTATTTTGGTATAAAATTGTAATATTTTTGTAATGACATTATCTTTTCGATTGGATTCTAACTCTGAAAATAGTGATGGTTTTCCGCTGGTGCTGAAAATTACTCACAAAGGTATTCAGCGAAGAAAAATTATTGGTTACTCTAAAAAAAATCACTTCGATTTGGATGCCGAAATGATAAATACTAAACATCCGGATTATGAAATTTTGGCTCCAAAAATACTTAATTTTAAGTTGAAGGCGCGAAAAATGATTTATAAAAACTACACTGATGCTGATAAATTTCTGCAAGATCTATTGGCGGCCGATATTGAAACGATAACTTTTAATGAAGCTGCAACTGAAATTATCGCCGAAATGGAAAAATTAGCGGCGCAATTTGGAACTATTAAAGATTTGAAAGGCCAAAACCGATTGAAAGGAAATATTAAAGTTTATCAAAATGTAAAGGCGCAATTTGAAAATTTTTCTAGTGATGTCCTTCTGGTGAATTTAGATTATAATTTGCTGTTGCGATTTAAAAACTACCAACTCGGAATTGGAAATTCTAAAAATACGGTGCACAATTATTTACGGACCATTCGAGCAATGTATAAAAAGGCAGCGATGAAATATAAAATTCCTGCTGCTAATCCGTTTGAAGGTGTGTTTGCCGGATTGAGCCAAAAAAGTTACAACAGTAAAAAGAAAAACATTACCAAAGAAGATATTTTAAAACTAGAATTGGCGGTGGTTTCTCAAGCACAAAGGAAATATCTCGATATGTGGTTGCTTCAGTTTTATTTTGGTGGATGTGATTTAATTGATATTTACTACTTGTATAAAAAGAGTTTGCGCCGTGGCCGTGTTTACTTTGAACGTAGTAAAACCGATTCTGGATTGCCGATTGATTTGAAAGTGCATCCAAAAGCCAAAGCAATACTAGATCGTTACGAAAATACTACCGATGAATGGTTATTTCCATTTGATAAAAAGAAGGAAATCTACGAAAGCTTTAGAAGTGCCTACGCAAAAGCATTGAAACAAATACAAAAGCAGCTTGAAATTGAAGTGTTACCTGGTGGTGGTGCTATTGGTGTGAAAGTCGCTAGGCATACATTTGCAACGATTGGTAAAAATCTATTGATTCATGAAGATATTTTGCGTGAATTGATGGGCCACGAACGTAATGAAGTTGATAATTATTATAAGGATCGTTTTTCTGAAGCGGTTCGTGATGAAGCTTTGTTTAAGATTATTGGTTAGTTTTTATCTAACCATTCGTATAAATATGATAAAGTAAAACCCATCGTACGTAAATTTGTAGATAAATGCATTGCCGGTATTTCTTTTTCTTGACCTCTGAAAGTTATAGTTCTAATACAGTTTGGACATTTATAATGTACATGCGAAGTACCTTTGTGACGTTTTTTTTCACAATCATGTTCGGTCAAAAATCTTTCCCAATCACTTGTTTTTATGGGTCTATTATTACCCAAATTATGCTGTTGCTAAAAGTGTACGTTTTACCTTTTCTGGAAAATCAAAATTTTGCAAAATTCCATTTTCATCTACAAATGATTTTGAATATCTTTTTTTGTAAATTTTGTTAATTACCCAACCTAGACGATTAAGTTCGCCGCGACGTTGTTCTTCGGAAACTGAAAATAAATCATCGCAAAATAAATTAGAATTGTAATTTAGATCTTCAACTGATTCTTGTTCTGTTTTTCCATATCCAGAAACGTTTAAAGATGGTATAACACTAACCCAATATTCTCCTTGCTGACCAGTATAGCATTTTAAGCTTGCTTTTAAACTGTGTGCTGCCAGCGTTAAAGTTTCTTCAATATCCTGCCCTTTAGGAAGTTTTATTTTTTGTACAACTAAGTTTGACATTTAATAAGATTTGTTTAGCGATGTAAATATATGAAAGTTAGTTAATATCTTGTATGAGATTTAACATTTTTATTTGAGAAATGCGCGATGAAGCTTTGTTTAGGATTATTGAGTGATTACCAACCTTTATCTATTTTATTTTGAATAGTAAATAGATTAGTAAAATATTGGTTTAAACATTCTAGATCAGTTTTAATTTGAGAATTTTTTCTAAATGTATTATTGCTATCTCGTAAAGCAACCGATTCTAAATTTATTGATGAATTAGATGTGGAAACATTTCCTACGTTATATTGAAGTTGGTTTTCAAAATTAATACCAGAAACCGAAACTCTATACTTATTTTCTTTAATCTCAATTAAGAATTTAAAATTGAAATTTCCAGAAGCATAAAATGCAATTCCTTTGCATTCAAGATTGTTATTGATAGAAGTTCCAGAATCTTCATTTAAAAAAGTAAGTCGTAATTGTTTTCTGAAATAACCAGTAACATCTTTATCGTTGGATTCAAAAACTTTTTGCCAAATAATAAAATTATTATCTAAGCTGAAATTTTGAAACTCAATTAATTCCTTTTCGTTATTAAAAACTTCAATGTATTTTGTGTTTTCTTGTGAAAAACAGATTGTAGAAATTAGCAATAAAAATAAAACTTTTTTCATATAGTTATTTTTTAGCTAATATATTAAAAAGTAGTTATTTATCCAAATAGTAATTTTTTTTAGCAGTTTTGATTAAGTCAATTTGTTTTATAAGTAATTTAACAATTTCTTCATGATGCACCTTCAAATTTTGGTCATTATTTGAAATTGCCAATTCAATAATTTGATTGTGTTCGCTGATTTTTTCTTTTACTTGACTTATTTTTTCTTCAAATTCATCTTGAATAGTATAATTTTCTTCTGGTTCATTAAGTGTATTATTGCTTTCTGAATTAAGAATTTTATGTAATAATTCCTTTTTTGACTCTGGAATCACTTCGCCTTTTTCGTAATTAGATATAGTTTTAAGAGAAACTCCAAGCTTTTTTGCTAGTTCTTCCTGTGTTAAACCTAATTTTTTCCTCTTTTGTTTTATTTCTAATGCGTTCATAATCATTGATTTATAAATTATTTATGTAAATAATATGAAATATTACTTATTTTATTAGGTTATAATATGTAATATTACTTATATTTACACTTGTAAACATATATACGTTTTAAAATGATTGTCAAAGATACAAAAAGCATACCAAATCTGACTATAAGAGAAAAAGAAACTATAAATAGGTTCGATACATTTCATGTATGTAGTGCAATATTGCGTAGTTTTTTTGAAATGGGTTTTAAATCATTTGATGCTTTAAAAGCAATTATGATTTTTCATTATCCAGATATTGATTTGGTGAAATTAAAACGATTTTGGAATTGTCAATTGATGGATGCCGAAATTGTTGAAAAGGTAAAAGTTGTTTTCGATAAACTTAAAGCTGAATAACAATGAAACTACAATTTTCCAAATTAGAATTTGCTGCTTACTTTTTTTTGTTCTGCTTTTTTATGGCTGGATGTTTCGGTTATGATCTTGTTGCACTTGGATGTATTACTACAATGGTCGTGCTAATTGCTATTGATAGTTATTTGTTTAACCAGGAATTGAAAAAATTGTAATGGCACAACCAGTTTACATAGATGTAAATGAATTTATGCAACTATTGCAAGATAAAGGCTTGGTGATAGTGCATCAAGGCGAACTTGAAGCTAATGCCGAAATAAAACGGCAGCAGCTATTGAGAAAAATAGATTTGTCATTTTCTGAAATTGTGAAAGCAAAGTTTTTTCCGATTAAAGATACAGAAACATTACGACGTTGGTGTTTGTCTGGAAAATTTGGTAAAGATGGTTTCTACCAACTTGAAAACGGACAATTTAGAATAGTAACCACGGCAATAAAAACGGTGCTTTATGGCAAATAGTGAAATTATAGAAGTTGAAAACGAAAACGAATTGGTGAAAGCTTCTGCTGAAAACGGATGCGTTCCTGGTGAAGTGTGTGAGGCGATGGAATATTTTGAAATGATAACTCAATTTAAACTATGTGGGAAATTATGCTAGAAGTTTTGTGTGTGGTCATGGCAATGGCTGTTGTTGTTGATTGGGTTTTAATGGTAAAATCTATTACTGATTTAAATAAAGCCGAAAAGAGGTTTAAAGAACTTTTTGATGAAGAAATTAATTATAAATAAATAAATATGGATCAAAAATTATTTCAGGATGTAAATCCTAAAGAAAGAATTCAACTTCTTTCGGACAATGCGGTTTTAATCGAAAAGAAAACCTACAGCCGTGCGCTGGATGTTGCTGAAGTTGCAAAGCTTCAAACAGAATTCGCGCAAAAAGCGATTGAGTTGAATATTGAAGAAAGTGAATTGAAAGTTCACCGTGAAAGCTTTAAAATTAAAGCAAAACCTATCAAAACAGAAATGGCTGTTCTTATGCAAGCAATCCGTTCTGGTAGTGAAGAAATTACCGAAGATGTTTATCAAATTTCGGATATGGAAAATGAAATGATGGGTTATTATAATAAAGATGGAATCTTAATTTTCTCTCGACCATTATTGCCAACTGAAAGACAATTTAGTATAACCGATGCATTTAAAACAGGAACACATGGAAAATAATATAAAGCTAACTGTTAATTCAGAAAAAAATGAAGTAATAGTTTTAACCGGAACTGCTGAACCGGTTTATCACGAAAAAGCAATTAATGTAAGTGATGCATCAATTAGTTCAGTTTATGAATATTTAAGTAAAAAAGATATTGAAGAAACTGAAATTTTAAATTCTAAATTAGAATTTAGCTATGATAAATTATTTATCAACTTGTATTTCAATGCTCGAAGCCGTAAGAATGATGTTGTTTTAGGGAAATTGAAACTTCATCCAGACCTGGAAAAATTCTCGATAAATTCTAGTAAAACTTATAGCACGTTTGAACTTGCTGATTTTATTAAAATGAATCGTCATTATTTTGAAAATAGAGATATTGCTATGAAGCTTGTTTCTGAATTAAGAAGTTTTGAAGGTAAAGTGAATTCAGAAATTGAAAAGAAAGCTGATACACGTGGAAATCAAAAACAATTAATTCATCAAACTGTTGAGAGTAATATTCCTTCTGGATTTATTTTGGTTCTTCCAATATTTATTGGTCAAGAAAAATTGAGATTAGAAGTTGAAATTAATATTACTGCTGATTTCAGTTGTAGTTTAATTTCTCCAGACTTGAAGCAATTGATTGATTTGGAAACTAAAGTAATCCTTGATGAACAACTTCAAAAAATCAAGGAATTGCATCCTCAATTACGAGTTTATGAAATGTAAAGTTTAACCGGAATTATCGGAATTCCTACTATTCCGATAATTCCTAATATTTCCAACTATGAAATTTCCAGAAAAATATACCGAAAATTCAATAAGAACTTTTACAGAGAAAGTTTTTGATTTAAAAATATTAGATCCAGAAAGTATTTGCATTGAAGATATTGCTCATGGGCTTTCTATGACGCCACGTTTTGGCGGTCAGTTGGATGGTTTTTTGAGCGTTGCACAGCATTGTTGTATGGTTGCTAGCTATGTATCAGATGAAAATAAATTGGCTGCATTGCTACATGATGCATCTGAAGCTTATCTGGGTGATATGCCATCACCTTTTAAAAAGATGCTTCCAGATTTTAAAGAACACGAAAACCGATTAATGCAAGTGATTGCTGATAAATATGGTTTTGAATTTCCATTGAATACAGAAGTTAAAAAAGCCGATTATAAAATGCTTAGTGTAGAATGGCACGAATGTGTAGTAAAGAAAAATGAGCAGTTCTATTGGACGCCAAAACAAGCGAAAAATCGCTTTTTGGAATTGTATTGGAAGTTTGAAAGAAACGAAATTTTAAAAGCGGTTTAGGATGGCAAAGTTAATCGAAATTGATGAAGCTATGATTTTGTTACGGCAAAACGTAAGGCATTATCTATGGAATAAACCAATAAGAAATTGGAGTGAAAATGATGTTAAAAATTTGCGTGCTGGGAAAAATATAAACTACGGCAATATTATGCGCGAAAAGTATAATACTAAAGGTCAACCAATTGAGATAACTGCGCCAGATGGTGAGAAAATAATTGTAGAAAGTGTTTCGTCTGCTGCTAAAGTTACTAAACTTCAAGCTAATGCTATTTACGCAGTTGTGAATGGTAGATATGCAAAAACTAATAATTTCAAATTTATTAAAATTTAATTATGGCTTTAAAAAAAGTTGTTCTTGATAAAAAAGTACATAGTGGTCGAGTGATTTCAATTGGTAAAGATGGTTCTTTTTTAGTTTCAACTGAATTGTCAGATGAAATTAGAAAAATTAAAAACTTATCTGTTGAGTTTTATCAAGATGATAAAATTGAATCTGATTGGTATATAAGATTTGGATCTGATTGTGAAATTAATGTCGTTGCTAAAGACGAAAAATCTTTTGCTTTTTACTCTAAAGAAATTAGAAGAAAAATATTTTCTTCTTTGAAAAAAAAAGAAGTTTTATTTGGTCGTGTTAGGATTAGAGTTGCAAAATCGATAGTTAAAGATACTGTTGAAGTTTATCCGTTAATTACTGCTAATATCATTGAGTTATGAATTTTCAGTTTGATAGTGAAGTAGCAAAGCTGTATGGCGTGAATGAAGCAATATTTATTAATAATATTTACTTCTGGATTAATCACAATGTGGCTAATAATAAACACTTTCATGATGGTAGATTTTGGACGTATAACACAAAAAATGCTTTTACTGAATTGTTTCCATTTTGGACTTACTCACAAATCAAAACGATCATCAAAAAATTAGTTGAAAAAGATGTATTACTAACTGCTAATTACAACGAAAATTCTTGGGATAAAACGGCTTGGTATTCATTATCTGAAGATATTATTGAAATGTTTAAAAATGGTAGTAAAGTCAATGAAATTGCATTGGCTAAAAATCGCCAATCGAATGTCGAAAATAAGCCAATCGATAAGTCAGAATTAGCCAATCGAATGGCTAAAAATGAACTTTCATATATAGGAACAGATAATAAAACAGATAATAAAACACAGATAGAGGGTTCACTCTATTTTTTAGAAAATAATTTTCCAACTGAATTTGAAAGGTTAATGATGCAATTCAAATCTGGAATAAACGATTGGAATCTTTTTGTGAGTTTGTTTGAAGCGAAAGTTGAAAAAGAGCAATTGAAATATGAATTACATATTATCTCTGGAAGGTTTAAGGAATTTGCAATTCACTGGACCAAAAATCAAAACAAATTTGATAGAGTTATAAAAATTGAAGATGAAAGTCCTGTTTATTCAAAATTAAAAATATCGTAATGTCAGAAGCTTATAAAAATATACAACCGGTCAAAGTAGAGAAAACAGTTCTAGTTGACTTTCAAAAAGGTAGAATGCCTCCACATGCAACTGACTTAGAAGAAGCTATTCTGGGTGCAATGCTAATCGATAGAAAAGGTGCTGAAGATTGTTTGTTGGTACTAAAAGATAGTTCGGTATTTTATAAAGATAATCATAAATATATTTTTGAAGCTATTCAAGATTTGTATAATAAAGCCGAACCAATTGATATGCTTACAGTTTCTTCTAGATTAAAATCTATGGGTAAACTTCAAGATGCTGGTGGTGATTTTTATCTAATTGAGTTATCACAAAAGGTTTCTTCTTCTGCTCACATTGAATATCATTCTAGAATAGTGATGCAGAAGTATGTTCAGCGTGCTATGATACGTGATTGTAGTGAATTGATTTCTAAAGCTTACGATGAATCGACTGATATTTTTGATTTGATTGATGAAGCTAATTCTAAAATAACTAACCTACAGGAGCAAACTAACGTTGGTGTTCAAGATATGACTATCACTGAAGCATTGGATGTTATTGAAAAGAAAGTTGAATTACTTTCAAAAAAAGATGCTGATGAAATATCTGGAGTTTATACCGGATTCAAGAAAGTTGATTTGATTACATCTGGCTTTCAACCTACAGATTTAATTGTTATTGCTGCACGTCCAGGAATGGGTAAAACTTCTTTAGTGATGAAAACTATGTTGGCCAATGCTTTGAAGGGTATTGATGGTGGATTTATATCACTTGAAATGAGTACTGTTCAATTAGTTACTAGAATGATTGCATGTAATTCACACTTTCATTTGAATCAGTTATTCCGAACTGGATTTGAACATAAGAAATACTTTGAGCAGTTTGCAGCAAAGAAGTATGAAATGCAAAAGTATGGTGTTCACTTCGATGATAGATCACGTGAGTTGTTTGATATAGTTGCTAAGATACGTTTGTGGAAAAGAAAGTTTGATATTAAGTATGTGATTATAGATTATCTACAGATTATGAGTTTTAAATCTTTAGGTAAGAATTCATTGCGTGAGCAGGAAATATCGATGGCAACACGAACGCTTAAAGCATTGGCTAAAGAATTAAATATACCAGTGATTTTATTATCACAGTTATCACGTGATGTTGAAAGTCGTGGTAGTTCTAAGCGCCCACAATTAAAAGATTTACGTGAATCTGGTGCGATTGAACAGGATGCTGATATGGTGGCATTTATATATCGTCCAGAGTATTACGGTATTGAGCCAGATGATGAGTTACTTGCGATGGGTGCTAATACAGAATTTATAATTGCTAAACATCGTAATGGTTCGCTGGATATAAAAGGATTGTATTTCGATAAGAACAAAACAAAGTTCATGGATCCAGATGAGTTAGAAGAAAGTAATCAGCATGATGTTGAAATGAATAATCAACTTACAAATGATGTACCAAAGATTAATCCTTCGGATGCATTCACATAATGTTTGAATGTTATTATCATCTAACTTTGCGCCACCTGCATTAATCGGAATGATATGATCCGCAACAGTTCCAACAACAGTTAAATCTTTTTTCAAACATTCAGCACACAAAGGAAATTTTATCT